GCATCTCCATAAACGGGCTTCCCGGAACCGTCTGTCCCCTGCGAAGTGAAGAAAAACGCCTTGCCGTCGTCCGCTTTCTCTATCCCGCCACCGTATTCACCAAATACCTTGAGCATCGGGTCGCCGTAATAATCGTTGGTATCTGCGTGAACCGATATAAGCATTTCCGCGCGGTCGATTAATCTCTGGACCAAGTACCATTCCGGATAATCCTTTTCGTAGTACACCACGCGAATCTTGCCCACCGGATTAGGCTCGTTCGTTACCTGCCATTCCGCGTTGTCTTTCTTCACGCCCAGGTATGTCATATTCGCTGTGTAAACGTCCGCATGCAATACTGTCTTATTTTCCTCGCTTGTGGTGTAGCGTCTGGTGAACGCATCGAGGTCGCCCATATCGTCGAAATGTGGATAAAGCTCGTCACCGTTCGACTTTGACCACAGCGCCACGCGGAGCATTACAGAACCTTCGCGCTTTACCGGAAACCAGTATTCCGCAGCCCGCGTTTCAGACATTACCGTCCTTGCGAGCTTACGGTTAAAATACTGCGTCTTGTTGTCGCGAAAGACTTTGTCCATCTTGTTGTATTCATCGTTGTATTTCTCATCGTTCAGAACATATTTTATTGGACTGCCGAACAGAAACCCCGAAGCGAATGAGACAATCTTCTGCTGTAACGTAATCGGCAATCTTGCCCGGTCGATATACTTGTATTTAACCGGGTCTTTCTGTATGGTGATTTTCTTTTTCGGGCGCTTGAGTATTTCATGGTCGCCGGTATATTCCTTGATGAACTGCTCAACGTCCTTTTTCTTGTGCCCATCCTTCTCTACACAGAGCTTGTCTAATACCTTGTCGAACTCAAGCTGTAATATTTCTTTAATGTCCATTAAAAGAACCCCATTTCTTCTTTCGTCATTGGCTTTGCACGCTTCGGCGCCATCCGGGGTTCGTGTGCGTACCGCAGCGCGTCTATCGCATGATTGAACTTGTCTATCGGCTTGTTTATCGTATTGCCGTCCTTGTCTTTGTCCCACTGATACAACTGAAACTCATTGATGACATTCTGACAGCTCCTGTCTATCATAATATGGTGCTGCTGTAAATATTGGATGCCGTAGTTCAGGCTGCCCGGTCCCTTTAGTGCGGGCACTGCATTGATGCCATAACTCCTAATCTCTGCAATATCTTTAGGTGCTGCTGAATCACAACGAATCATATCTTTCCCAAGATACACCTTGAGACGTTCCGCTATCTTGTCATTAAATAATCTGCACTCGTATATCATTTCATCGGTTATGTACAGCGTCTTTTCTTTTACCGCAGACCTGACCGCGGCCGTCGGGTCGTTGGAATAGCCGAAGTCCATCCCGTTATAGAAATAATCGAAATACTGACCTTGCATATCGCTGACTTCCCAGTCCGTAAATATCAGGTCGCCTAAAATGCCCCACTTGCCAAGCGTATAGACATCGTACCAGTAAGTGTTCTTCTCACTCTCAAGGACTACCCTGTCTTCTTCCTCTAAAAATCGGTTATCCCGATACGTGGTCTTGAGTATCAGTAAATCGTCATCCTGATAGAGCGTATCGTCATCGTTCCACTTGCCGGAGAAATACCGCTTATAAATCCAGTGTGTTCTGTATATCGGGTTGAACAGGAACGTTACGCGCTTCTTCTTGTCCGATATGCCGCGCAAGCGCCGCTCAAGCTGCTTAATCGGATCCTCGCTCGATATTTCCGTGGCTTCCTCGATCAAGATGTCCGTGATAATGCCTTTCTCCGGTGTGATAGACTTCACCTTCTCCACGTCATCCAACCCTTTGAGTATTGCCTGGTATCCGTTGGCCGTGCAGGTAATTGTCATCTCCGTTTTGTTAACCCTGAATAAATCCTGCGCGTTCAAGTGCGATATGCCTTTGACCGCCTCGTTGAATACCGAAGTCCGCAATGTCCGGCCCACGTTCCTCACGGCTAAATAATTCCGTCCTCCATTGAGCAGGTCTATAATCATCCGCTGGCCGATAGCGAAATAGCTCTTGCCCGATGACGCACCGCCGAAGAATATCTGCGTATGCACATCAGATGCTATCTGCGGATAATAAGCATCGTTGAAAATGGTAGGGTCAATATGAAATTCAATCGTTGCCATGACCAATAATAACGCGAATATCAACGCTACTTTCATCGTCACCCGTCTTTAAGAGTACGTCTTTCGGAACTACCGGATATACGTATTTCAGCATGAACTTCGCAGGGTCATTGTCGAAATACTCCTGCAATTTCTTCCGCAACGCTTCCTGATTACCCGCTTCTTTCAATAACGCATCCAGTACCGCGAGACATTGTGCCCGTCCGCTTACGCTGCCCTTCGGCCTGCCGGGGCCACCTTCCCAGCCATTCTTAAAATTTGGATTTCCTGCGCTCATAATTATTTTATTCAATTTTAAAAATTATTGTTTGCCCTTCTTCGCCATCAGCTCGCCTGCTTTCATGCCAAAAAGAAAACCAATCGCCAACGCGCAGCCGATGAAAAGCATTAACATTTGTCCGACTGTCATACTGTGCTCCAATTCATGTCTGAATACTTTACATTGAAAACACTCATAAAATATTTATCGAGTACATATTCCGTGTTTATCACAAACAGCGGTTTGAATAACATCTCGCCCGTCAGGTCGTACGGCTTGCCGTTCTGCGCGCACCAGAACCCTTCGTATGTTCTCTGTATGCCGAACTCTTCCCATACTGCTTTCGACACGCCGGGATGGAAACCGATGTTCTGCTCTTTGTTCGCAATGTACTCCTGCGTTTCAAGCCCTTCTAATTTCTTATCCACTAATTCCCACGCCATTTCCAAGTCATCGCCGCAGATAACGCCGTTGTCTTTCACGAGCCGCTTTGCTTCTGCGATATCATGCTTCACGTATTTGTAAATATGGTTGCCGTCTATGTACACAACATCGAAGCTCTTGTCCCGCAATAACGGCAACACTTTCTGACTGTCACCCTTAATGACGGTTACCATGTCTGCGGATTTGTTGACTTTCAGGTTGTATTGAAACAAGTCCTCGACTATACCGCAATCGAGAGCAATGTCTTTTATTGTGTCCTGTTCCAGCTGGCCCTCGTTTTTTATCTCCGTGCCGTAGTAAGGCCGCCACATATCCACGCAGATAATCTCGCCGCTTTCAAAGAACTTCTTTATTCCTGCCGCCCATAAAATAGTGCTCATTCCGGCATAGCTGCCAATCTCAAGTATGCGTACCGGTTTTTGGTTTATCTCTTTTGAATATTTATGGAGCATAGTCTGCATATACATCTGCCGTACCGGATTGGTCGGATTGGCGAATATGCTCGGCGGGAAATACAATCCGCCAGATGAAAGAACGTGAAAATAACTATGCCCTCTCAATCTCGTATCCTAACATTGTCTGTATATCCTCAACCGCTTTCTCGCCGAACTTCGCCTTAAGCATCTCCAAATATTCCGGCCTCTCGTAGTACGCTTTAAATGCCCTGTCCCTGAATTCAAGCACTTCCTTTCCGCTTATATGTCGTGTGGGCAGCGGTGTCGTATCTTTCGAGTGCTGGGAATAGCCTGACCATGTTTCGGGTAACGGCCACTTCGCCTTGACCGCCTGCCGGTAGAGTTCGCTGCCCGGATATGCCATTGCCGAATAGAAGTTCGCATATTCGCAATTAAGCCGAAAAGCCAGGTCCAGAGTTTCCTGCATTGTTTCCAGATTGTCTTCGGGCAGTCCAAACAGATAATTAGCATTAACACATAAGCCGTGACCATGAATCTGATCAACAGCTTTCTCAATCGTTTCCAGACTGAATCCTTTCCTGACATCTCGCCTGACCTCCTGGCTGCCCGCCTCTATGCCCAAGCACAGCCATTGTATTCCGGCTTTCTTGAACTTTTCCAATATCTCATCATTTAATCGGTCCACTCTCGCATACGCCCAGATGTTCAATCCGTAGTCCCGTTCAATCAGTCCGTCCGCTATGGCGTTGCAGTGTTCTAAGTCCCACAGAAAAAGCTCATCCGCAATCTTTAAGTATTTTATCTCGTACTTTTTGACAAACTCGTCAATCTCTTTCAGCACCCATTCAGGCGAGAATTTGCGGTAGCTGTTCTTCGTCATGCCGCTTAAAGCTTCGCCTCTTTTGAACGGCGCCTGGATAACGCAGAATTTG